CAAAAGCGTTTCCACCTCGGACATACAAGTCATCATTTATTACTAGGTCAGCGCTCTCAATACGCAAAGAACCACCAACACCAGGGTTGGCAACAATCTGCGTCAATTGTTCATAAGGGTTATCAGCAAGACCAAAAAATGTTTGCAAACCCAAACACGCTTTTGGCAATCTTGCTAAATACCCAAAAGTATCTGCTTCTGCGGGAAGATCAACCGTATAACTTGGAAATTTAACTTTTTGACCACCGTGACGCATAACGCCAGTAATCTGACGTCCAACATCCCCATCGCTATCTATTTCAATGATGACTGCACCGTTGGTTCCTGGATCAAGCTGCAAGTCATGGCAAACGATTGCACTACTACCTTTGAGAAGAACTCCCCAATCAGGCTTAATGTCCCAATAAGACAAATACACTTCAAAAGTAATTCCACTTGCTGTGCCATCTACTTCACAAGCATAACCATCACCAGGCTTATTTACTTTTGTAAGTAAAAACTTGTTGTCGGTGTTGTAGCCAGGGTCAGCCAATCGCAACGTATAAATAGCCCGAGACAAATTACTATCAAGAATGTCGTTGCGAATTGTTCCATTGTTAAAACGAATACCTGTAACGGGTTGCGTTGCGCTAGGCTCTATAGATAATGATTTTTTCCCGTTGTACACCACAACAAGATTGGCAGTAAAGTTAATAGTACCACCACGCAAACGTAATCCATGATCAGCGTTTAGTGCGTACTGAGTAACGCCTGGCGCAGATGACCCCGCAACAGGCACACCGCTAATATGAACATTCTCTAAACCACAATATCGAACAATTGTCGATCCATCACCAAAAGTGATTGCGGCACTTGTAATGCTGTACGGCCTAATACAGTTTTCATTGTATTCACCAGAACCGCCAACACCTTGAACCGTGATGTTGTTGTACACACATACCCAATTCATACGCCATTCGCCAACGTAAGGAATAAGGATAATGCCACCGCCAAGTGCGTCCAAAGCATCAGCGGCAGCGTTCATTGCCGCAGTGTTGTCGCCTGAGCCAGCCGCACCACCAAAATCAACAATGTTGACGGCTGGTGCGCCCTCAATCATTGAATAAGAAACTTTAGTGAGTGCCATGTTTATTGCTCCAGCAACTTAATTTTTTCGTTTAACTCTTTAATTGCTTGAATAAGAATGGGAAGCAAGTTTCCAGAAGTTAACTCAAGTTTTTCTGAGTTTGATTTGTAAACAAGATTCAACCAATCTGCATCAAAAGATTGTGCTACGGAATCAACTTCTTGGGCGATCAATCCAGCAGTCCATGCGTCTGACTTTTTAGAACCGTCTTCAGGTAATTGTGTAATTTCTACAGAACCATCTTCATGGTTAATTGTCTCTTTATACCAATCTCTGCGATCCCATTTAAACCGCCTTGGTTGCAAAGCAGCAACAAAGTCTAGTCCTAGTGGTAAGTCCTCAATATCGGCTTTATCTCTAGCATCTGATAAGGCTGTAATTGATGTTACTTGACACCGCAATGTTGCAATAGACGCATTTCCAAGCGTAATTTCATTATTAGCACCCGCAGCCGAGGCCGCAGAGTTATATCCAATAATTGTGTTGTTTGCGCCTGTGGTCAGGTCATTTGTTCCTGTTTTTGCCGCAAAAGTTCCAATGATTGTATTTTGTGAACCCGTTGTGACTGCCGCACCAGCTTGAGAGCCGACCGCCACGTTTCGTTCATTTGTTGTTAGAATCAAAGCACTACGTCCCACCGCAGTGGAATCACCAGTAGTAGTAATTGCTTGAAGTGCAGAAACGCCAATCGCAGTGTTAGAACTCCCGCTTGTAAGTGCCGTTCCAGCACGCCTTCCAACGGCAGTATTGAAATTGCCTGTTGATGAAAGCATCGCTTCGTTTCCAACAGCCGTGTTATTTATGCCGCTTACGTTTGAGTACATACAATCCGCACCGATGGCGGTGTTAGCTGTGCCGTCTGTGATCACCCGCCCTGCACGATACCCGATCATCGTGTTACCCGTTGCAGTCGTGTTAGCCGCAAGAGTTGACACACCAATGGCGGTGTTACTTGTTGTTGCGCTTCCTGAACCTTTACCAATTGTCAAACCATTGACTGTTGAATCATTAGTGGAAGTTAAAGACAAAGCGCTAACTGCTCGTCCAGCGGTCAAATTACTTACAGCAACTTTGACCGTAGTGCTACTTTGAACAATTGGCAATACTTCAGTCCCTGCTAGGGGAGTTGTTGCACTTGTGAGTGCGCTAATCGTTTTATCTGCCATGATGAATCCTTAGAAATAAGTCACTTCAATCGTTGATGTGTAAGGGGGTGCAGTTGAGAATGTCAGCGTTGTGCCACTTAAAGAAAACGTGTTCTTTTGTTGATAAACGCCATTAACATAAACTTGTGTATTGTTCTCATCTGTGGGGGCGGCTGTTAACGTGAAATTAACTTGACTGCCTGTGCCTGTGAAATTATCCACATAAGCAGTCCGTCCACCAGAACCAAAAATATTGTCATAAGTTGCAATCAAAACATCCGCAGAAGTTTTAAGAACAAACTTATAAGAGAAACCCATCAACAGCCAGATTTCACCACCAGGCACACGCCCAGAGGAATCTAAAATAATTGGGTTTGTATGGGCTATATTCCCTGCGCTTGTCGTATAAGTCGCTTGGGGCGTTGTGGTAGTTGCTTGATAAGTGTAGATTTTTCCACCAGCAAGGGGAACACCATTGTTGTCAAAAAATTGCCATCCTACGCCACCAAATGCTGAAATATTTACATTCATTTATTACTCCAAGACAATTTGGTCACCATTTTCTTGCAATAAACTAAATCCATCTTCTTGCAAAAGATAGCCAAATACATGACCCGCCCCAAGCGTACACTTGAAGCGATACATCCGTATTCCTAGACCGCGAATCATTTAGATACCTTCACCCGCTATAACTTCAAAAGCATCAGCAGTTGCAGATTTAAACCAAACATTTGGGGGCAAAGTAAAAACTTCTACAGATTCAGGAAACATTCCAATCACGTTTTGTGATGGACTTCCCGCTGTTGGAGTTGTAACTGTTCCAATAGCAACAGCCGCACCCGTTGGATCGGCTGGCTTCCATCCAAAATAAGCAGTGCTAGTAGATAAATTCCGAATACGGTAAGAAACAGCATTGACGTTATCTTGTGTCTTGACTTGAACATCAGACGTTGTAACAAGATACGTTTGCCCTTTGGGTGAAAATGCGTTCACAGTTGACATTTTTATTCCTCAATAGGTTTAACAAATTATAGGCTTATAAAAAGAAAAAGCCACCCCTTTTGAGGGCAGCCTTTTCAATTATTTCATGCCAGATTAAGGCAAGAAAGTCAGGTCATAACCGTAGATAAAAATATCAGCGGTTGCGGCTGCGCCTTGAGCTGTTGTGCAACGAATATACAAGGGTGTGCTTGTAACTGATGCGGTAGAGGTTGCCGCTGTCACAACTACTGCGGTAGTCGAGTTGTTACCCGACAGTGCATAAGCTGATTTAACGGTTGTGCCAGTAGCGCCTGCACCTGTATAAACTGCGAGTTGTGCAGTTGTCAAACTGGTGCTTGCGTTGGCAACAATAATGCTCTGTACGCTGACATTACCAGCCACCAAGATGGGGGCGATAGTGTCTGCAACGGCATTAAGGTTAACAGCTTGGGCAGAGGCAATCAAGCGTAAAGCCTGATTGGAAGCCAAGTTACTGGGGTGATTTGTTACTGTGGTTGCTGCGCCTGGATTAGCCATGATGCGTTTCCTTTCTTAGTTAATTAAGCCGCAACTCGGCAAGCGAGTTCGGGATACAGAGGGGCCCAACCATACAAGACATCGACACGAGTTGGAATCGAATCGTTGTTAATTGTATATTGACGGACAACACGCATTGACAGGCCCAGTTCCTTGTCGGAAGCACGACCAGCGAACACAACACCATCAGGCAATTCCAAGTCAGCCGTAGCCAAAGTGAAAGCATTTTTGTGCATCACGATGTTTTGGGGAGACACAGTACCTGTGTTGTTGAATGGAGTCACAACAGCGGTTGCGCTTGTAGAAGTCACAACTACGTTTTGGAACTGACCGCCAGTGATGACAGCGGGGCTGACAACAACGGAAGTAGTACCAGAAGTGGCAACAGTCACATCAGCGGTCACAACAAAGTTACGCAGTTTGCCAGAGCCGTATGCGCTACGGTTTTGGGGGTTAGCTGCATAGATGCCAGCGATCTGGATCACATCGCCTTGCTTCAAACCAGCGGTAGCGGTTGTAGCAGTCAATGCAATAGTGGACGTTGAAGCCCAACCAGTTGCCAAGAAACCAGTAGCTGTAGTGGTAGCACAGGCCAATGTAGCAGTGGAGTATGAACCAAATGTTTGGTTCACCACGTTCTGATCCATCTTCCAGTTCATGCCAGCAGAGTCACGGCCCATCATGCCTTTTTGGTATTGCTTGCCGATAATATCGGAAGGAACAAACAAACCTTTCAAGCTGTCCACAATGGTTGCACCTGTGAAAGGCTCAACAATACATGAACGACGACCATCACGGGGTGCGCCTTCAGCGTCCAAATACGCACCAGCGGTCAAGTAGGTGAGCAAGGATGTAGGAGGGCTACCAGCAGTACCAACGATGTTGGCAGTGTTGTTTTTAGCCATTGTCAGACCGTCAAAGTCAATCTTATTGGCTACAGCGGCAACAGCGGGCTTCAACACACGGTCAGAGAACATATCCAAGGACAGAGCCAAGTCTTGTGTTGTGAACTGTGTATCAACGTGGAACTGAGTGGACAAAGTAACGGGAACTGAAGTCTCGTTAAAGTCTTCCACATTCAGCGCTGGGCCAGATGTACCAATGAAACGGCCTGGTCTACGGACGTTCAATGTGTTACCGATCTTTGCGCCTGAAACAGCGAATTGATCATCATAGTTACGGTCGACCTCTGACGAAAAGGTCAATTCATTTTCCAAGACCATCAAAGCTTCATTGGTGATCATTGAAATCGTCAAAAGATTATTACTCATAACGTATTACTTTCTAAAAGAATGGGTTTATGTCAGCGGATTCGCCCTGCAAGTCTAGCCGCTTTCCAAGCCTGATATGAACCATGAAACTCCCCGTTAGAAGTTAGATTCACATCACGCCCATTAGCCGCAGACCTGATCGGGTTGATCGGTGCTGGCGCTTTACTTTTCCCAACAACAGTCTTTGTCTGAGGCTCGGCTTTTTCAAACTGTGCCTCCAATTTCCCAATAGTTCTCAATGCGGATGTGACTGTCATGCCTTGCAGTTTCTCAGCTATCTCGGGATTCTCAGCTAAGTGGTACAGGATTCGAGGGCCAACATCTGATTCAAAGATTGCGTCCCGCACTTCGTTGCTTACGACAACATCGGCAGACCCAACCATATTCTCAAAATCTGGCATCTCAGATTTAGCAGATTCAACTCGCTTGGCCCAAGTGTTAATCACTTCTTGCCGTTGAGCCTCTGCTTTTGCCTGAACTTGCTTTTGCTTTTCCTCACCTAATTTCTGATCAACCCGATAATCTGTCAATGCTTTCGCATATTCATACATATCGGTAAACTGCTCTGGTCTGGGTTCTTCGGCTGCTTCAGCCTTTTGGGGCTGATTTCTGCCTTCTAGTTCCCTGACCTTGGCTTCTAAAGATTCCCTTGCTTCACGTTCCCGCTGGGCTTCTGCCCTTGCTTCTTCACGTTGCTTGGTTATCTTCTCAAACCG